TGGGGAAAGATTCGTGATCCTAGTGATTTTGAACGTCCTTGCTCTCTTATCGTCCGTGCATTGGACGAGCTCCTCGATTATCAGGATTATCCGGTCGCGGCAGCAAAAAGATCTACAATGTCGAGAAGACCGCTTGGAGTTGGTATTGTCAATTTTGCTTACTGGCTTGCTCGTAACGACCTTAGCTATCAGTATATAACTCAGGAAGGTCTTCAAAAGATTCATCAGTATGCGGAAGCATGGTCTTATTATCTGATCAAGGCATCTGTCGAGCTCGCTCGCGAGCGTGGGCAATGTTCTCTGTCTCAGGAAACTCATTACCATTACGGTCAGTTTCCTATCAACACTTACAAAAAAGAAGTTGACGAACTAGCACATCCGGTTTATAATATGGATTGGAACCTGCTTCGCGAAATGGTTAGCGAACACGGTATTCGTAACTCGACACTTATGGCTTTGATGCCTGCCGAAACTTCTGCGCAGGTTAGCAATTCAACCAATGGTATTGAGCCTCCGCGTTCGCTTGTTTCGGTCAAGCAATCTAAGGATGGCGTCCTGAAGCAAGTCGTTCCCGAGGTCCGAAAGCTGAAGAATAAGTATGACCTGCTCTGGGATCAAAAGTCTCCGGAAGGCTACTTGAAGATTTGCGCTGTGCTACAGAAGTTTATCGATCAGGGTATCTCTGTCAACACTTCATACAATCCAAAGTTCTATGAGGAAGAGCAGATACCTATGTCCGAACTGGTCAAACATATCGTGATGTTCTATCGTTATGGCGGAAAGCAGCTTTACTACTTTAATACTGCTGACGGCGCTGGCGAACACATCGAAACTCCAAAACCTTTGTCTGGAGTTATTGTTGAAGAGGATTGTGACGCATGCAAAATCTAATACAGCTAAATCCACCCTTGCCAATAGTAACACCTCTCGGCAAGGGGCTGGCGCATGTTTTGATTGATTATGGAATCGAGCACGATTTGATGTGGGTTTGTTTTCAGAACGAAACCGGTGAATGTTGGACTTGGTCGAACAGAGATATAAAAGCAGACAAAAACATTACAATCGGAAGAAAATAGAAATGACTTACAACGTATTCGATTCTAGCAACAAGAAGGATCACCTGAAGGCTAGAGCATTTTTTGATAATGCTCCAACCATTGCTAGATTTGATAAACAGAAGTATCCGTTCCTAGAGAAGCTGACTCGGCAGCAGATGGGATTCTTCTGGGTTCCGGAAGAAGTTGACCTGACTCGCGATACCAAGGATTTTCGCGACTTGACGAAGAACGAGCAACACATCTTCACCAGCAACTTGAAGCGACAGATTCTTCTTGATTCGGTTCAGGGTCGCGCGCCAACGGCAGCTTTCAGCCCTATTGCTTCGCTTCCAGAACTCGAGAACTGGATTATCGCCTGGACGTTCAGCGAGTCTGTTCATTCACGTTCATATACACATATCATTCGTAATGTCTATAGCGATCCGTCTAAGGTTCTTGACGACATCCTTGATATGCAGGAGATTGTTGATTGCGCCAAGGATATCAGCTTGTACTACGACGATCTGATTGATCTGAATCAACGTGCGGCATTGAATTGGCATGCTCATAACACCCCATCGCCTTATCATCACAAGCGTGCGCTCTGGATGGCTCTTACCTCGGTCAATATTCTTGAAGGCATTCGTTTTTACGTCAGCTTTGCTTGTTCCTGGGCATTCGCTGAATTGAAGAAGATGGAAGGCAATGCGAAGATCATCAAGTTGATTGCTCGTGACGAGAACCTTCACCTAGCAGGAACTCAGCAGCTGCTCAAGGTTCTTCCTCAGGATGATCCCGATTTTGCGTTAATCAAAGAAGAAACTCGTGATGATTGCGTGGCGATGTTCAAATCTGCTGCCGAGCAGGAGAAAGCTTGGGCTGAATATCTTTTCAAGAACGGTTCTATGATCGGTTTGAATAAACAGCTTCTCTGTGATTACGTCGAGTGGATTACAAATCGCCGTATGCAGGCTGTAGGTTTGCCAACGCTATATAAGACCGGATCAAATCCTCTGCCCTGGACACAAAAGTGGATCAGCGGAGGTGAGGTTCAAGTCGCACCGCAGGAGACTCAGATTACATCTTATATTGTCGGCGGCGTGAAGAAAGACGTATCAACAGAAACATTTAAAGGGATGACATTATAATGGGTTGGAGTTCAGGATCGAAGATTTTTGACGAAATTGCGGAAACCATTTTTAACATTGTAGACGATCCTGAAGATCGTAAACTACTCTATTCAATTATTCTCGGAATATTCGCGGACCATGACTGCGACACCTTAGACGAATGTGACAGCTCGGATCCGGTGTTGAAAGAAGTCTTCAAAGAAATGGGCTTGATTGAATTCGACGAAAACGACGAAGACGAAGAAGATGATTGGCCAGACGGTGGGCGTGAGATGTTTTGATATAAGTAGAGGGGTTAAAAGGATGCCTCTCTATGTCATGGATTTTCGAATCGCAGCCTGTAGATGAAACTGTTCTAGATGATTACGTCGGTTTCGTTTACTGCATTACTAACTTGATTGATAATAAGAAATACATCGGTAAGAAGCTTCTGAAGTTCAGAAGGAGTAAGATCGTCAAGGGTAAAAAGAAAAAAATCCTTGTCGAGTCAGACTGGAAGAAGTATTGGGGTTCTAACAAAACTCTCATAGCCGATGTTGAAGCTCTAGGCGAAGACAAGTTCTCCCGAGAGATTCTAATGTTTTGTAAGAGTAAAGGTGAATGTAATTACTGGGAAGCAAAATTCCAGTTTCAATGCTCAGTTCTCGAAACTGATAAGTATTATAACGATTTTATCATGTGCAAGATTCACAGATCACATGTAAAAAAGCTTGACTTCTCCCAGGAATCTAGTATAATAAGGTTACTGGGATAGCAGCAAAATAATAGAAAGAAGTAGTGTCATGAATATGAACATGAACGAAGTAATAGCCTATATCGAAACCTGCTCGCCAACATCGAAGATCTACATCGGATCAGATTCCGAAAGATTCAAGCTCAAGGGAAAGTGGTATGCTGATTATGCTACGGTCGTAGTTGTTCATATCGATGGCAAACACGGTTGTAGGATCTTTGGCGAAGTAACCAGAGAGCTAGATTACGATCGTAAGGTAAGTCGACCAGCACTTAGGTTGATGAACGAAGCATACAAGGTTCAGGAACTGTACTACAAACTCCAGGAAGCTATTGGAGACAGATTCTGCGAGCTTCACCTTGATATCAACCCCGATGAACGTTACGGCTCTTCATGCGTCGTTACTCAAGCAATCGGTTACATCATAGGTACTTGTAACATCGAGCCGAAGGTTAAGCCTTTTGCTTTTGCAGCTAGTATTGCTGCGGATCGTTACAAGGGTCTGGCGGCAGCATAAATACCAAATGCTTTCGCGACCGCATACTGCGGGAATGGGTTTAACCCGTTAATCAAAATTAGGAGATCAAACTTTGCTAAAGCGCACACTAGTCGCGCTTTTGAGTTTGAGCGTTTTACTATGCTGCATCTCTGGCGCAGCACAAAATAACAATATTGCACGTGAAAACATTTTGACGGAGGAACGTGTTGTCAGCCCACAAGCTGATACGATTGAAGCAACCCCTATGGTTGCAACAGTTGAAACTAATAACGCTCATATTCAAGAGGTAAGCGACAACAACGCTGCCGCCAAGGAACGACGCATCGTACGAAGGTACAACGCAAAAGCATCTTGGTATAGACATGGTAGAGTAACTGCCAATGGTGAACAATACAACCCTCTGGGTTTAACTGTCGCCCACCGCTCTCTACCATTCGGCACAATTGTAAGATTCACTAATCCCGATAATGGGCAGAGTGTAACAGTTAGAGTGAATGACAGAGGACCATATATAAGAGGTAGAGAGTTTGATCTTTCTCTTGGTTCTGCTAGAGCTCTCGGGTTCGAGCGTACCGGAATAATGGTTCTGCGAGTTGAGATAATGTAAACAGCGAGGATCGATATGACGAAAGACGAAAAGAAGACTCTAGAGGATCATAATTACTATTTGTTCCATCAAGATTTCACTAACGAAACTACTTCTAACGCGATCAAGTTCATCATCGAACGTAACTTGATGAAGACTGCACCGAAGTTCATGAAGATTATTTTCAACTCTCCTGGTGGCGAATTACCCGCAGCTTTCAGCCTGATTGATGTAATGAAAGGCTCTCGTATACCGATTTACACTTACGGTCTAGGAGAGATATCAAGCTGTGGGCTACTGGCGTTCATCGCTGGTAAAAAAGGTCATCGTTACATAACGGAAAACACAAGTATTCTTAGCCATCAGTTCTCCTCGATCTTCTGGGGAAAAGAACATGAGTTGATGGCTAGATCAAAAGAGATCCACAATATTTCCAGACGATTTATAGATCACTATATAAAGTGCACAGGGTTGAGTGAAAAAGAGGTCAGAAAGTATCTCTTACCTCCAGAAGACGTCTGGCTGAGTGCCCAAGAAGCTGTGAAATATGGAATCGCAGATGAAATTGTTGAA